AGATGGTGATGGCTATGTAGGGGATGACGAAGAGGAAGAGGAGGGGGCATTAATATCGGATGCAGAGCCTGGGGTATTTGAGCAACTCCCAGAGGGTGTTAGCTTCCAAACTTTTGACCCACAGCATCCATCCACAGCATTTGATTCATTCGTAAAGACCGTGCTAAGAGGTGCGGCAAGTGGGCTAAATGTAGCTTACAATACTTTAGCGAATGATTTGGAGGGTGTTAGCTTCTCATCTATCCGCTCTGGAACAATTGAAGAAAGAGATCAATGGAAGCAGAAGCAGTCTTGGATGATAGAGCATTTCTGTATGCCTGTATATTTAGCGTGGTTGAAGAGTGCTATATTGTCAGGCAAACTAAATCTGCCAATGGTGAAGATTGAGAAGTTCGAGGAGGTTATATTCCAATCTCGTGGGTGGAACTGGGTTGATCCAAGATCTGATTCCATAGCTAACGAGATGAGTATTAAGATGGGTGTAACAACTCGCTCTGAGATTGCTGCTGCACAAGGCAAGAACTTAGAGGATATATTCGAGCAGTTAAGCAAAGAGCAAGAGTTAGCGGATAAGTATGGATTAGACATTACGGGAGAAAAGAAAGATGAGCAAAAAGACGAACAAGACGATTGAGGCAGGAGTTCTCCACAGAGGGTTCAGCTTTGACCGTGAAGCAATAAGTGAAGAGGGTAGGACTGTAGAGATAGCCTTTTCATCCGAAGAGCCAGTTGAGCGCTGGTTCGGTAACGAGATTTTAGACCACTCTAAAAGTTCAGTAGACCTTGGCAGGTTGAAAAATGGAGGAGCGATCTTGGTAGACCACGATCCAGCAGATCATATTGGAGTAGTGGAGGCAGTAAGCATTGATGGCGACAAGCGAGGTCGCGCCACTGTACGCTTTGGGAAAAGCAGTAGGGCGGAAGAGATTTGGCAAGATGTTGTTGATGGAATCCGACATAATGTGTCAGTTGGGTATCGTATTAACAAGATGATTTTAGATAGTGAAGAGGAAGGCGCTGAGACATATAGAGCAACTTCTTGGACACCACACGAGATCAGTTTTGTAAGCGTGCCAGCAGACAGTAGCGTTGGAGTTGGACGAAAAGAGACCAATGATAAGCGGTCTATCACTATTGAAAACCTTTATGAGGAAAAGAAAATGAGCAAAGAAAAAGTAGAAGTAACATCTATTGATGTAGATGCAGAGCGTGCAGTAATTCGCAAAGCAGAGCTTAGCCGCATTGGCGAGATTGAGGCATTAGGCAACAAGTTTGAAGCTAAAGATATGGCTCGTGACTTTGTTAACCAGGGTAAAGATGCAGACGACTTCCGTTCCGCACTACTAGAGAAGATGGGTAACGCAACTGCAATCACTGAGTCAGCAGATATTGGTATGACTGACACAGAGGTTCGTCAGTTTAGCTTTATGAAAGCAATTAATGCTTTAGCTAACCCAGGTGATCGCAGAGCACAAGAGAACGCCTCTTTCGAGTTTGAGACTTCACGAGCTGCTGCTGAGAAGTATGGCAAGAATCCACAGGGTCTTATGATTCCAATGGATGTACTTAAAGGACAGCGCGATCTTAATGTAGGCACTGCTACCGCAGGTGGTCATACAGTTGCTACAGACCTTTTGGCTGATAGCTTTATTGATAAGCTAGATAATGCAATGGTTGCTACTCGTGCAGGAGCTACAGTACTCCGTGATCTACAGGGTAATATTGCTATTCCTCGTGCTACTGGCGGAGCTACTAGCTACTGGGTTGCAGAGTCTGGTGCAATTACTGAGTCAGCGGCAGCGTTTGACCAAGTAACAATGTCTCCTAAGACAGTTGGAGCATTTTCTGATGTTAGTCGTAAGCTATTGCTTCAAAGTTCTGTTGATGTTGAGAGCTTCGTTCGTAATGACCTTGCTCTTCGTCTTGCACTTGCTATTGACAACAAGGCATTTGAGGGTGACGGCACAAGCAACACTCCAACAGGCGTAGTTAACGCTACAGGCGTTGGTTCTGTTGCGTTTGCTTCTGCTACTGCTGGTGCAGCGACTTGGGGTGAGATCATTGATATGGAGAGTGAAGTTTCACAAGATAACGCTCTACTAGGCAATCTTTCATATATCACTAATGCCGCACAGATGGGCTACCTAAAGCAGACTAAGAAAGACTCTGGTTCTGGTATCTTCCTCGTTGAGGGTAGTCAGCTTAATGGCTATAATGTGCTAGTATCTAATCAGATTTCTACTGCTGGACAGATGTTGTTCGGTAACTGGGCTGATCTAATGATAGGTTACTGGTCAGGCGTTGACATTAATGTTGATACTTCTACTGGAAGCACAAGCGGAACTGTTCGTATCGTTGCACTACAAGATGTAGATGTTGCGGTTCGTCACGGTGAGTCTTTTGCTAAAGGCGTATAACTAATCTCCCCTCTTCGGAGGGGTATTAATTGGAGAGTTATTATGAAAGTAGAATTTTTAATGCGAGCAGATTTTAAGCGTAACCGTTACAACCAGGGGGACATCGTTGATCTTGGAAAAGATGAAGTTGATGTTCTCGTTGATAAAGGTTTCGCCAAGAAAGTTGCGAGCAAGAAAAAGGCTGATTAATGGCGCACTTTACTGACAGCGAGATAGCAGAGTTCCTAGATGTTGATGATCTAGGGATTACTGCTACCTATAAAGCTGGCGGTATTGGTGCTGGTACAAGCATAAGCGTTATATTTGCTAATAATTATGTGGCGTTTAGTGGTGGTACTGTTGATGTAGAGGGGACATACCCTGTTGCGACTTGTCGTACAAGTGATGTTTCTTCCGCTGCACACGATGATACTTTAACAATTGATAGCATAGTCTATACAATTATTGGAGTACAGCCTAGCAGCACAACGGGCACTACTAAATTAGTGATGAACTCATGAGTCATCTACGACAGCAAGTTAGAGAAAGAGTAGGAACGATCTTAACAGGTCTAACTACTACAGGCTCTAATGTGTTCCAAAGTAGACTCTACCCGATGGAAAAGGCAAAGCTGCCAGGGTTGATTATATATTCAATATCCGAAGCGGCTACACCGATAACATCAGGAAGTTCACGCACTTTACAGGCGCAACTAACATTAGCAGTAGAGGTTTATGCGACAGGTTCTAATCTTGATGACACCTTAGATACAGTTTGTAGTGAGGTTCAGGAGGCGATGGCAGGAGATAGACAGTTGAATGGTCTCGCAAAAGACTTACAACTAGATTCTACTGAAATTACCTTTGCACAAGAGCAAGAGACTGACATACCAGCAGGTTATGCGACTATGAATTGGTCTGTTTTCTATAATTATGCCGAAGATAACACTTCAACCGCTTTATAGGAGCTAGATATGAAGATGACAACCCCAAACGGGATAGAAACCGATGTTCACCCATCAAGCGTTGATCGAAAGAAAAAGGCTGGTTGGAAATTAGTAGGCGATAAGCCACAAGCAAAGAGTAAGGAGAAGTAAGATGGCTACATATACAGGCGATGGCGGTATCATCAAGACAGGTTCAACACCAGTGACCATAGGAGAGATTCTAGGGTGGACGGTAGAGCAGTCTACAGATACTATTGAAGATACAGTTGTTGGAGATACAGCTAAGACATTTGTAGCTGGGCTGACTGGCTGGACAGGTACTTGCGAGGCGATCCTAAGTGACTCTGATGCAGGACAAGCATTGATGGATAACGGGAGCACTCAAACTGCTCTTGATTTCTACTTTGATGCTTCTACCTCAGGCTACAAAGGAAATGCTCTTGTTACAGGTATTTCAACTACTTCTGCAATGGGAGATATGATTAAAGTATCTCTAACATTCCAAGGAACAGGGGCTTTAACTAGCGATCCTTGGTCGTAAAGATCAGCGTGATACACAGCCTCCGAGACTGCGTATCACGCTCTATATATTCTCGGCATAAATTATTCTCGGAGAGAAATGATGAATGGTGATCTAATATTATCCAAAGCTACAGAGCATTTTAAGCAACAGTTACAGAACAACTCAGAATCAGTAGCAGTGCCAGAATGGGAGACGGAAGTGTATTACCGTCCTATGAATGGCAAACAAAGAGATGCTATACTTAAATATATAAACGATGGACATATATTTGAAGCTCTAGTTGAGTCTATCTTGACCAGATCAAGAGATGAAAATGGGAAGTTAATGTTTAAGCCTGTACATAAGCGTGAGCTGATGACAAAAGTTGACCCAGCAGTAATTGAGAGAATTGCAACTGCAATGGGAACGCTAGACTCGATGTTATTAGAGGAAGATGAGGAAGAGGTGAGTGTAAAAAAATCCTAGAGGGTGATGGCGAGCTGATGGTTCGTTATGCCCTAGCAGAGGTTTTACACAAGTCAGTAGTTGAGATATTGGAGTTATCCGTAGCAGAAGTAGATGGATGGATAGCGTACTTTGAGATTAAAAAACAGAGGGATGGTTAAATGGCAAGAGATACCACTGTAAGAGTTAGAATCGTTGGTTTAGACGGTACTGGCAATGCGTGGCGCTCTGCTAATAGCCGTGTCAGAGGACACCAGCGTAGAGTTGGCAGACTCACGAGACAATACCTTCGACTAACTGGCGCGGTAAGAAGTCTAAACTCTGTTGTTGGTGCTATGCCAATTGCGGGTGCAGCAGGAGGCGTTGCTGTATTTGGCTTTTTAGGTAAATCAATATTTGAAGCTGGGATGAAGATGGACTCCCTTAAAAACTCAATGATTGTAGCTACTAAATCAATGATGGGCGCAGAGATGGAGATACGCAGGATCAAGCGCCTATCAAAAGAGTTGGGTGTCAACTTCGTTGCCACAGCGGATGCGTATAAGAAGTTCAACATTGCGGCAAAAGAGGTGGGAATGACCTCTAAAGTTTCAGATAGAATCTTCCGTTCAGTCGCTAAAGCCTCTGCGGCAATGGGTCTCTCCTCAGAGAATACCAGACTTACTCTAAAAGCATTAGAGCAGATGATATCCAAAGGAAATGTTCAGGCTGAGGAGTTGAGAGGTCAGTTAGGAGAGCATTTACCTGGTGCGTTTGGTATGGCGGCACAAGCAATGGGCGTTACAACCCAAGAGCTAAATAAGATGCTAGAGCAAGGAGAGCTGTTAGCTACAGACCTTCTCCCACGCCTTGCAGATGTGCTAGAGAATAAGTTTAGTAGGGTAGCAGTAAGAGCCGCTAAACAGCCTAGAGCCGCATTAGAGCGACTTAAAAACGCTTGGTTTGAGTTATTAGTAGCCTTTAATAAAAGTGGAGCTGGCAGAGCTATCGCAGATATGATGAAGTGGCTCACTAAACATATAGAGAAACTTGCTCAGAACTTCGACCAGTACACACTCAACTTTATCCAGATGCTGCGAGATTGGAATAAAGCACTGATGGTTTTTGTTAAAAGCAACTCAACCATAGGTGATATGTTTAGCGGTATTTTCGACTCTATGTATTCTGTAGCAGAGCCATTTATAGATAAAATATGGAACTATTTTACTCAGGGGGCTGTCGTTGCGGGAAAGAGTGCGCTGGATATAATGGGAGGCGTATTTAAAGGGCTTTCAGCTCAATACCACTCTTATATAGTCGATGTTAAGGATAAAAACCCCCTTGCTTTTGGTAAGACCGAGGCGGAGGAGGCTATAAATCACTTTGAGAGCACTTTAAAAACCCTGGCAGATAAACAGAAGAGAGGCATACGCACCATCAGGAGTCTTGCAGGGGATGACACCCCTATTAGTGAGGTAATTGGCGAGCAATCCGATCTTTTAGAGGAGGCTTGGCAGAAATACGAGGAGATAGTTACTCCGCCAACTGTTGATATGACCCCACTAGAGAATGCTAAAAAATCACTAGATGGCATAGGGGAAGCCCTAAAGAAAACCGTCTCAATAGTAGAGCAGACGGACTTAACGCCTCTAGTCAACCAGATAGTTGGGGTTGATGACGCCCTAGCCGCTAGTGCAGTAGCAGTACAAGAGCGTATGGATGCCATTAAGTTTGAAGACCTTATCGAGAGATACTTAGTTGCAATGCAAGCATTTGGTAGAGACGAACTTATACCAAAAGTGATCGCCCACATGAGGACTCTTAGAGAAGAGGGAGATATGACTTTCAGTGAGATGGGCACACATCTGGGAGCTATGCGAGAGGCGGTAACTCTTTACAACAATGCACTATCTGAGTCTCCGCCCGCAGGAGATCTAGGCTCAAAAGCCTTTAAGAACTTATTACACACATTAAAGATGCTGAATCCAGAGTACAAAAAAATATACGAACATCACGCTAAAATAGAAGAGATGCAGAAAATGATTGTAGAAGCTGCGGAGCAGTGGGGTTTCACTACCGAGCAGACAGCGCTATTAAATGAGGCGCTTATAGAGAGCATGAAGGACGGGCTAGATGAAGTGAAAACAGAATGGCAAGAGGCGGCAGAAGCTATGAAGGACTCTATGGCATCTACTATCACAGATGCCATTATGGGCTTTAAGTCACTCAAAGAAATGATTAGCGATATAGGCAATATGATCGCAAGGATGATCATTCAAAAATCTATTGCTGACCCTATCGCAACAGGCATTAGTGGAGCTATTGGGAAGCTGGACTTTGGATTTGGTACATCCCACTCTGGCGGTATAATAGGAAAAGACACCCCGAAGTTCCATAATGGTGGAATTGTTGGCGGATTAGGCTCTAATGAAGTACCAGCTATTTTAGAAAAAGGTGAAATGGTACTGACTAGAGAGCAACAAAAAGCAGTAGGCAATAATGTTGTCAATGTCACATACTCCCCACAGGTTAACGCACTAGACCCACGCACAGCGGCTACGGTTATCGCACAGAACGCACCAACAGTTGTAGGCATAATCAGACAAGCAATGAATCGCAACGGGAGAGCAATAGCAATCTAATGGCACTATTCCCCACATCACCAACAGCGTCATCTATCAAGATAACCAGCATTAGCCCAACGCTGACCTCAGTCACCCACTCGCTCAAAAGACAGGCAAGACAGAGAGGCGGTCAAAGATGGGCGTTAGAGCTTGACTACCCACCAATGACCCGTGCAGAGTTTGCCCCACTCTTCGCCTTTTCAGTTGCACAGAAAGGGCAGTACCAGACATTCACTTATCAGCCTCCAATATACAGCGACACCAGCGGCACAGCGACAGGGACTCTGTTAGTTAATAATGCAAGCGGTTATAGTGTTGGAGATTCTACAGTTGCAACCGATGGGCTGACAGGTACGCTTAAAGCTGGCGACTTTATCAAGTTTGCAGGTCACGATAAAGTGTATATGCTCACCGCTGACGGAAGCACTACTTTAACTATTGAGCCACCTCTGAACGACACTGTAGCAGATGACGAGGCGATCACCTATAACGATGTACCGTTTACGGTAGCGTTTGTCAATGACTCTCAAAGTTTTGGCAGGGGTGCGGCTGATCTACACGATTTTTCAATCTCGCTAGTGGAAATTGTCTAATGGATAGAAGCTCCACCAGCGCATTTCAGACAGAAGTTGCAAAGCTCCAAAATCGACCTATTCATTTAGTTAGTGTCCATTTTGACAGCGGCACTATCTATATGACTGACAGC